TATCAAGAGTGCTAAGACCTTCTTCCATAGCTTGGCCACGGTCAGTCATTTGAAGCGACTCGGGGAGGTTATCAAACGCCTCTTGTTCTTCGGCGATAATGCCGGTCAAAGCGTCTTGTGCTAGCTCAAATTCTGATACCAAGTCGGCCAGCGTTGAGCGGATGCCTTCTAGTTGTTTGCGGCGATTGTCATTCATAAAGTTCTCCTCGGAGTGGTTAGAAAGTTAACAGTTAAGATTGAATTATAAGTTGAAAAGGACGGCGTGGCTAATTGTATTAACTAAACACGCCGGCAAAGCCGATAGTGTAACACTATGACTGCTCATACTCTTTGCCAAGGTCTTTGGTGAGTTGGGCGTATACCGTTTTGCGGTTACCCTTGTAGCCCATCTTCTTCAAGACGGATAGAGCCGAAGTGCGGAACTTGAGCCCCTGCAACTCCAGTTTAAGCATCTTATGCAAGGTCAGCATTCTTAATAGTTCGATGTTGTCAGGTCCTGTGATCATCATTTTTAGACTCCTAAAGCAAAGTTACGAAGTGCGCGGACATAGGCTTTGTACTTGCCCTTGCCGTGCTGTTTTGCATTGTCATGCCAAGCAACCACGATAGTGCCTGAGGGTTTGATGCCTAAGAAACGTCCCTTGGAAGAGGGCTCTCCTGCATAGACCCATTGTCCTGGCTGAAGATTAGGCAGTAGGTACTGACCGTAAGGGCTCCAGATGTCGATTGCTTTGCGGAATTTCATTTTGACCCCTCGTTGATTATTTGATACATGTTCCATCCAAGTGTCAATACGTGGTCACTGTTGTTTAGAAGCTCTTTAATCATACTTTTGTCAACATTATTCCACCCCTCCCAGTCAGCGGGATAGCGGCAAACCTCAGACCAACCTCTAAGCTCATGCTTGGCATGGTATGCGATCATTGGATTGTAAGAGCTCATGCTAATTCTCCTTCTGTTTGTAGGTCAGACATTCTAGCCAAGCGACCGTAGTTGCTTATGCTGTGTTCGATTTGTTTGACGGTAGGAACCATCGAACCGCTGTAGTCGACCCACTGCTTGCAAAATCTATCACCCTCATACCAGATGATCATGATGTCTAAGCCGAGCCGTGAGGCTACGGTATACACTTGAGCGTCAGGTGCGGTAGTGCGTACGATGAGCTGACCGTAATAAAAATCAGCAGGTTTGAGTTGTTTCATGAAGGTTCTCCTTAAAGTGATGATATATCTGCTTTTGTTAATTTGCCAAGGCGAACCATGCCTTCAGCCCATTCGACTCGCTTTAGTCGGTAGAGCCAATCAGGTTCTCCACGCATTTGTAACCTGAACTGGGGCTTGAGTTGTTTCATAAAGGTTCTCCTCGGAGGTTGATTAAATTGCTAGTTCGGCTTGCTTGACGGTGATGATGTAACCTAGAGCCTTGATGCCCTTGATTGCGTTGGCGGTGAGCGTTGTGGTAGAAGCGATAGCTGCGAAAGCCTTGGCTGCGTCACACACGGGGTAAACGACCTGCTTGCCGTACACGTCTTTGATTTCTACTGTGATTTGAAGTGATGATGTCATGGTGTTTTCCTCAGAAAAGTTGATAGATTAATAGTCTTCACCGGTGCGTGCGCGTTTAGCGCCACGGAACTCAGCATTGAAGGGAGCATTGTACTGCCATGGGGCTCTTGGAGCTGGCTTGGGTACGATAGGGGCAGCGGGCTGTTTGGTGTTTGTTGTCATGGTGTTTTTCTCAGAAAAGTTAAGAAGTTATGTATAGTGTTTTAAGCACTATGAGTTAATTATAAGTCAAGTCGTTAACGAAAGGGGGGAAATTAACCATTGTATTTATTAATCAGCCCCCGAGTGTCGATAGTGTTAGCGTTAGCGGGGACGCTCTTCGCTCACCTTACCGTTATCACCGTCGTGCATGGAGCGCTCGTACCACCGACCCACGCCGGCTTCAAAGGTCCACATTGACGATGAATTATAAACTGTCTCTGGTAAACAGAAGGGCGCGTTAGCCCTACCGATAAAACGCACTACAGTGCCGTCACACTTTGTGTCCTCAACGTGCTTTGCTGCCTGCTCAGCTGTGTCAAAATCCAGACTGTAATAGTCTTCGTTGACGATGCCGGTTGCTTGGTAAATGCTAGTCATACTTGTTCTCCTTCAAAAGTCCAGTAAATGTCACGCACGTTGCGGTCCTTGGAAAGACGAGTGAGCGTGGCTTGGAGTTGCTTAACAGTGCACTGGATAGTGCGGGGTTCATGGTAGTCGCCGTGCGTGCGTACGATGAATGTGATGGTGTATGTCATTATCTTGCTCCTTCAGTTTCTGCTATAAATTTGTTTGCGCTGTCGATGTCCCATTGAAGCCCTCGTACTACAGCACAGATGTCAGCTCGCTCAATACGCTTTCTGTGTACGATATTGACTAAGCGATCAGTGTAGAAATGGTTCAAAGCGCCGTAAGCGATCATCGCTCCTGATTTGGCCTTTCCGTCTTCAACGAGCGTGTCGATCTGCTTGTCAGTTGCTTTCTTCTTTGCGTACAAGCCGTTAGGGTTGAAGTAATGAAATAATGCTATTTCTCTATGCGTCCATGAGCTGCGGGTTTCAATGGCGCGTTCTGTGACGAATTGGTAGAACTTGTAGTCTGACATGGTAGGCTCCTCGGAGTGGTTAGTTATCAGTTTGTTTGCTTCGGTGCTTATTAGCGCCTAGGAGTTAATTATAACCTAGATTTTGCTTGCGCGCTAGCTTTTTAGCGCTTTATTAACGTGATTAAAAAATACAATGACTAAAGCTGGCTTGTGGGCGAGCGTTATGGCGGTTGTGGGCGATGTAATAGGCTGTAGCTATGATGATAGTGGCTGTTTACAAATAAGCAATTTAAATTTTCTCTTAACACTATCGGAAGTGTGCCTGGAGCGGAACGATAGAGGAAGTTTTAGAGGGAAAGGTAAGAGGTCGTTCGATCGTCAGGGTTCTAAGGGGTTAGCCAAGGGTCAAAGTGCGGAACGATAGAGGAATAGTAGGTTATAATAAAGGGTCTTTTTTGCAAAGAATCAGGGCGAAATGCAGTTGCCTGATGTTTAGGGCTGATGCTGAGAGGTGTCAGTCCTCTTTTTTGGGTAAAAGTGTGCGTTAAAACTAAAGTTTTAGTGGTTAGGGATGTTAGCAATTAAGGGATGTTTTTTCCAAGCGAGAGCTATATAGGGGGTTTTGGTAGTTTTGAAGGCAATCACACCATTATTTATACCTATATTTACTCATTTTCTCAATAATTATTATTAAACTATATCACTTAATTGCTAAACAAAAGCCCAACTCTCGACTGATAGGAAGGTTAGGGATGGTGGCTAGCAATGGCTTAGCAATGTTAGCAATGGGTGGTCAAAATAATAACCCTATTTTAGGGATGGTCAAAACATTGCTAACACCATTGCTAGTTTTGCTAATTAAAACTTTCGCATTAATTTTGGAAAATCGCTTTATAGGAGGGGGTTTATAAGACGGGGTAAAATCATAGCTTTTAGTTATATAGAAAGTGCGCTCCACGCACCCCCAATCGCGCTCCGCGCCGTAGGTTATAATAGCACGGTCGGCAAGACGGGTTAGCGCCGTGGCAGGTTTCATAGAAGTGTTGTCCTGCCTACCCTGCTTCATGGGAGCCGACCCCCTACTGACTCTCGAAGGAGACTCAAACCGTGTACAGTGAAAATCCTCTCAATATGACAATGGAACAAGTGGACGCTTGGCTCGCTGCTAAGCATCCCGCTCCCGTCATGGATGAAGACGAAGAGTATACCGACTTCATGCAGCGCCAAGCTCGCTATGCGCAGTACTACAACGCAGTCCAGTCCCGCAAGGCAGAACTAGAGCTTCAGCAGAAGCAGTTGCTAATCCCTGCCCCTCCAGTTGGCGAGGACATTGCCGCCGTCATCGATTGGGTCCAAGCCACTGGACCGACTCCGGTTGAGACGCTGACTAAGATCTATCGCAGTACGACGGAGCGCACGGCGGACAGGATCGCTGCTGCCAAGGCGGTCATGGACCTCGTCCATCGCAAGATCCCATCAGTGAGCGAGGTCATCACGCACGACGCAGGCGACGACGAGCAGCACATCGAAATGCTGCGCAAGATTGAGGCTCTGCTGTTGAGCGAGAAGAGTGCGTCTATCAGGCGAGTAGTATGACTCGCTGGCCCACCATTAGCCACGTCGCTCCCGACGCACTGAGGACTGCTGGTCCAAGAGCAGCCTCCCAGATCGCTTCAGGAGTGCGTCTGGCTGCCCCACCATTGACCAACACGCGATGAGCGCTGAGAGGACTTTTTGATGGGGCACCAGGCTCAAAAGACGAGTAGGACGGGGGAGGCTGTTGAGGCTCAAAAATTTTTGACCAAACTCAAAGAATTACCCCACCTCTACAGAATCGCCCAACACCACAGAAATAATTGGATTGAGCGAGCGCACGCGTACCAGTTGCCTGAGATGGAACAAGACTTTGACTGGACAATCTACCTCCTGCTGGCAGGGCGGGGAGCGGGGAAGACCCGCGCTGCGGCCGAGTGGATATGGTGGCAGGCGTTTACTCACCCAGGCACGCGCTGGCTAGTCGCTGCGCCCACGGCAGCTGACTTGCGAGATGTTTGCTTTAAGGGCGACTCAGGAATTCTTTCCGTGTGCCCACAAGAGCTCATAGAGAACTACGCGGTGTCTACATCGGAAATCACGCTAGTGGGCGGGTCGATTATCAAGGGTATACCAGCATCGGAACCTGAGCGCTATCGTGGCCCTCAATTTCATGGAGGCTGGTGTGATGAGTTAGCAGCGTGGGAGCAGTTGGACGAGGCATGGAACCAGATCCAGTTCGGTATGCGTTTGGGACAAACCCCCCGCATCATGTGCACCACTACACCACGACCCAAGCCACTCATCTTTGACTTGGTAGAACGCGACGGTAACGACGTTTGCTACGTGTCCGCAACGACCTATGATAACTTGAATAACCTAGCGCCCACTTTCAAAAATCAGATTCTTCAGTACGAAGGTACCTCTCTGGGTGACCAGGAAATTAACGCGGTGTTGCTCGATCCTGAAGACTCAGGACTGATTAAGCGTTCGTGGTTTAAGCTGTGGCCATCAGACAGAGCGTTCCCTAAGTTTACTTACATCATCCAGTCTTACGATTGTGCAACTTCCGAGAAGACGGTCAACGACCCCACAGCATGCATAGTGCTAGGGGTGTTTAAACCCGAAGACGGACCTACGTCCGTGATGGTAATCGATGCGTGGGCTGAGCGTATCCAGTACCCAGAACTTCGAAACCGCGTTGCGGATAATTACACTGAGGTCTATGGCGACCCTGATGAGTTTAACTCAGGCAAGAAAACAGACCTCGTACTGATAGAAGACAAATCAGCGGGCATATCGCTTATCCAAGATCTTCAACGCGCCGGTATGCCTGTGCGGGCGTATAACCCAGGACGCGCAGATAAAGTCATGCGTGCTAACATCGTATCGCCTATCATCGCCCGTGGGCGTGTGTTCTTACCAGAATCACAGAACAACCCAGGCAGTCCAAGGACTTGGCTATCAGAAGCGCTCAATCAATGGTGCGCATTTCCTGAGGTACGCAATGATGATTACGTTGACGCGCTGACTCAAGCGTTGCGCTACTTACGTGATGCTGGGATGATTAACATCGACCCGCTTGAACAGCAAGAGTATCACGATAATGAGTTCAAACGCAAAGGTAACCCTTACGCGCAATAAGCGCTATAATATCACACATTATGCCAACTGTTGATGTTCAAGACCCCGTAAAGCTAGAGATGCATTCGCATCTAGATAGGCTGATGGGACAACCGTTGCCTACGTTTCAGTCCGCACTTCAAGGTATAAAAGACTGGAGCCCTGCTCATGAGTGGAATCAAAACGTTCAGAACGCTCTATTCGGTCTAGGTGATACGATTCGTAACGTAGGACATGCAGTTATGCATCCTATTGATACAGCAAAAAACCTACCGACGCCTTCGGCGCAAGATATCGCTATGGCGTTTAATCCTGCTCATATGCCGACAGCAACTGTGGCTGGGTCTCTTAAAAATTTTCTCGATCCTAGTAAAGAAAAAGGCGTTTGGTATCATGGAACCGCAGCTGATATCAAACAGTTCAAGCCTGAGCTCGGCTTAGAGAAAGCAGACGTATCAGGAACTCCGTATCAAGCAGGAGCGACGTTTGTAACTCAGAATCCAGAGTTCGCGCATGTGTTTGCTAAAGACTCGCCGAGTTACATGATTCAAAACCCAGAGCGTCATTTGACTCCTGAACAGATGAAGTCGGCTGCTGAGGATGCTAAGAAGTACTTCAAAGAAACGTATGAAGATATGCCTGAGCATAGAGACGCTATGATCAAGTCTATTGAAGAAGGTAAGCCGATAGGTGAAGCGCAGGACGCGTTGACTGAAGCTTACAAGCCGTACTTACCTTCTGGACCGAACATTATGCCGGTTCACGTGCGGGTAACAAATCCGTTTGATGCAGCGGTGCCAGAGCATATCGATGCGCTGAAGAAGGTGAACCCTGAGTTGCCTTTTAAAGACATGCATAGAACTAGCGTACTTGAAATACCGGAAGTACAGCAAGCGATCAAAGATGCTGGATTTGACTCGTTTTATACGAATGAGGCCGGTAATAGAAACTTAGGGCTTTTCAAGCCCGAGCAAATCAAATCAGCTATCGGAAATGAGGGGACGTATGATCCCACGAATCCAGTGATTACTAAGAAGGACGGCGGTTCAGTTACAGTTGAAGATCCTATAAAACTAGAGCGCTTTTCTAAATTTGAGCAAGAGTTTGTCAAACGCTTTGACGAGGGCGGGCTTGTCACTGCTGACAAAACTCAAGCTCCTGTTGAAGAGAGCGCAGCATTTGGCATATATCCTAAATCAGGCGTACCCAGCGCCACCCCTGAAGCCCAAGCCAAGGCGCTTGAGTTTAGCAAAAACCTGGCTGATTTGGTCGTACCGCAAACTACTGCTGATGTTGCGATGATGGCGATGCCTTATGGTAAAGTGGGCAAAATGATAGGGGCAGGACTTATTGCTGCTAACCCCAATGAAGCAGGCGCGGCAATGTTCCCGCGACTCGCCGTGGGTACTTTAGGGTTCATGGCCGAACATTATCCTGAAAGCTTCAAGGCGGTAAAAGAAGCGTTAGAAAAAACTTTAAAAACGGGCAATGAGTACGCCGTGGTACACAACCCATATGAAACCATTTTACACACAAGCAACAAACCCGATAAGGTAATGATGACACCACAGATGATGTCAAACATGAATGAGAATGTTTACAAACCTACCGATACGTTTATGATGCACACACATCCATACGGGGGCGTGGGTCCGAGTAAGGCTGATATAAAAATGACGGCGCAAAATCCTGCAAGGCAAATTATATCATCACCTCAAGGTGATTCAATAATTGCCATAGACCCAGGAAAAAGGTTTTCAGGCAATAGTTACGACTCTTATATAGATGATGCTCAAAAGCATATACAGTCTGAAAAAGTTCAAAACTTTTTGCAGTCAAAAGGTTATTTGGGTTATGGACAATACAATGATATTGAAGGGTTAGCATCGAAAATGGCACCGCATGAGTACTTGCGCAACCTTGCTACACAGAACAGGCTCGATTACCGATATAATGATCTAGGTATGCATACTCCTGAAAATAGTGATCTCGATGCTGTACCATTTGCAGATATACTTGAAAGCTATTGGAGAGAGTTTTATCCAGGATCCGTTGTAGAAAAACAACCTGTAAAAAAAGCCGAAGGCGGGCAAGTCAAAAAGAAGTCTACAATTGACGATCTGGAAGAAGACCCCGTCTTGATCGAGCATAAACTCAAGCTCATGGGACTAATTTAAGGAACGTATATGGCCGGATTACCTTTTCCTCAAGATCAAAATGACGGTCGTTATATAGACCCAGTCAGCTTTGTAGGATCGTTAGTCGACCCTGAGGATATTGAAGAAGTCAGTTTAGATGATTTGTTCACTGAGGATGGTCAAGACGAGATTGAGGAGTTGGAAGACGGCTCAGCGCTCGTCCATCTAAGTCACTTGAAAGGTCCTGAGGAAAGCCCAGACTTTTACCAGAACTTAGCTGAGATTATCCCAGAGTATGAGCTGATGAACTTGTCTCAAAAGTTCTTAACGCTCATTGAGAAAGATAAAGAAGCGCGTAAGAAACGTGATGAGCAGTACGAAGAAGGAATTAGGCGCTCAGGACTAGGTAATGACGCCCCAGGAGGCGCTCAATTCCAAGGCGCGTCTAAGACTGTTCACCCTGTTATGGCTGAGTCTGGAGTTGACTTTGCCGCACGGGCGATGAAAGAACTTTTCCCGCCTGACGGTCCTGTTAAGTCTAAGATACTCGGCGTATCTAATGATGAAAAGCAGCTGAAAGCTGACCATAAGCGCGACTTCATGAACTGGCAGTGCACTGAGCAGATCGTTGAGTTCCGTGATGAAGAAGAGCAGATGGCGACGCAGTTGCCTTTTGGTGGATCACAGTATCTTAAGATGTGGTTTGACCCCGAGATGCGCCGTCCGCGCATTGAGTTTATACCAATTGATAACATCTATCTTCCATACGCTTCGGTAAATTTCTATACAGCATCTAGAATCACAGAAGTTGATGATATTATACAAGACACGTTTGAACAACGTGTAGCGTCGGGGTTGTATCGTGATATTAACACGTATGTAACTTCAATGGAGCCTGAGTTGTCAAAAGCAGCGAAGGCGAATTTGAAGGTTGAAGGTAAGACAGACACAGGTGAAAACCCTGACGGGTTACGCAGAACTTTCAACGTATACACATGGTTAAAGACTGACCACGACAAAGTAACTGAGGGCGAACGCGCGCCTTACATATTGATGATCGATGAGCAGACGCGACAAGTCGTTGGACTCTATCGCAACTGGGAGGATGGAGATGATCGTCGTGCGAAATTGGATCACATCATTGAGTTCAAGTTTATACCTTGGCGCGGTGCGTATGCGATTGGTCTCCCTCATCTCATTGGTGGACTGTCCGCTGCCCTCACAGGAGCGCTACGTGCGTTACTAGACTCAGCTCATATCAACACCGCAGCGACGATGCTGAAGCTGAAAGGTGCAAAGATCTCCGGTCAATCACAGAATATTGAAGTCACGCAAGTGACAGAGGTAGAAGGCGCTCCTGGCGTTGATGACATTCGCAAGATTGCGATGCCTATGCCTTTCAATGCACCTTCTCCAGTGTTGTTCTCTTTGCTCGGCTGGTTGA